ATGCCAAATATAAAACATAAAATTTAATATATACTATTAACGTCTACCTTGTCCACGATATTCTTTTCTATCGTTTCTTTTATTTGGACTTTTTGAATGTCTTCCAGGTCTTTTTTTATTAGTCTGTTTAATAAATTGACCATTGCCTACGCTTACTTTTTTAGCCATTCTGATTTTTTCTACTTAGCACGGCGTAAGAAATTTGTCCAGATATCACTCCAGCGGTTGCAACTTGAAAGGTTAAGTAATCATTTTCTTCTAATACTAATGAATTATGTACTGCGTTATCGTGAGAATCTGCAGGAATTTTTACATGATAAAATATAGCACTACCATTAACTGTATTTAAATAAAAATTACAGTCTACTGTATTATTATGTGTATTTGAAACACTTATTTCTTTTACAATAAATCTTGTAGTTGCATTAACTGTAAGAGTTGTAGTTAAATTTGTTGTAGTTAATCTGTAAATGTCGCTTTTATATTCTATTGTCATTCTGCTCCACTTCCAAATAAAAACCAGTTAAAAGTTTGTAGGTCTTCGTTTAAATCTTGTTGAAAAGTTGTGTTTAATTGCTGCCTAAGCGTAGCAAGTGCTTGTAGAATTTGTCTCTGGTTATCTGGAGAAAATTCTTCTGTAGGTTCTGGTATAAAATAATCAATCTTTGCCATATTAACTTTGTGGTGAACTTCCACCCATTCCATCTGGTTGGATATCTACTCTAAATATTCCGTATCTCCAGTTATCATTTAAGGCACTATTTTCTATTTTAATGGATGCTAATCTTGCTCTAGCACGAGTATCTACCTTATCAGTAGATGTAGTTATTGTAAATGGTCCAATAAAAGTTTCTCCTTTTGCAGTTGTAGTGTCTGCTGGATATGCTCTTAAATATAATGTTACATCTGCAGATCCTTCTAAATTTTTAAAATCTGGTATAAATCGTCTAATCTTTAAAAAGTATTGTCCGTCTCCATCTGCATCTAAATCAAAGTCTCCAGATCTGACATAAGCAGCTATTGCTAAACTAGTTATATTAGTAGTTGTTAAATTTAACACTTCATTTTTACCTTTATCTTGTGCAAAATAATACGAAGCTCCAGCGGATACCCCATTAATAGTCGGTACCGTTGGGGTTGCCGCTGCATCATATTTAGTTGCATATGGAAATTTAAATACTTTAGAATCTTCCCAAGACGTTCTAGATAAAGAACCTGTAGTCCAAATATTATCTCCATAATTAATAGTAGTTACTCTATCAATTTGTGTAGATCCTGCTTTTGGATAAAACCAGCTTATTTCAGTAAAGAGTGTATTTAATCCAGCATAAACAATATCTCCTGCTGCAAAATTAATACCTAAGTTATCTGTTCCTTTAGTAGTAAATACAAAATCTTCAACTAAAGATTCAACATCTTTAACAGTACCGTCGTACATAAAGAATCCACCAGAATCTCCCATCCACCAAACAGCTCCATTAACAAAGGCTATAGCATGTTGTCCAATACAACCACAGTTAGACCCTACTTTTCTAATACTAAATGTATATGGTGTTCCAACAAATTGAATACTATAAGCTGCAGTATCTGTAATTACTAATATATAATCTTTTGCCCGAACAGCACCAATAATAGTTGTACCATCATCTAGTCTAAATGTACCTGCCGTATTAGTAGAAGTTGGTTCATATATTTCAATATCTTCTTGATCAGAAAATCTTATAAACATTGGATCTTGACTTGAAGTTGTTCCTATAAGTGTTTCCGTTCCTAAATGTAATAAATGCCTATCTCTATCTGATACAATAGTCATAATAGAAGTTGTTGGATTATTTGGAACTAACGATGCTCTGGTATTTACTCCTGTTCCTGCACTTGGATTCCATTTAAATGTACTACCATTTTTAATTGTAGCTATTAATAATTCACCAAAATTATCTAATGACCAATTACCAGCTTCAATAGTTGCATTAGAAGTTGTTCTTGGTGTTCCCCATGTAGATGTTCCCCAAGCACCTGCTCCCCAACCATAACCAACAGTAGAAGTTAGTGGTCCAACTATATAATAAGGACTTATTGCTAAAGTTCCTCCAGTCGTAACTCCTGTACCAGTTTCAGTGACTGGCATTGTAATTGTAAAAGTATTTATTGTAGGGGTCGTCTTAACTTCAAATGCATTTGTTGTAAAATCTGCCGATGTAAAACTGGTTGTAGGACTACCAGGTGTTGTGGCTGATGTAAAAATAAATAATTCTCCAGGAAGTAAACTATGCCCTGATTTAGTTATAGTAACTGTTTTAGAACCTGTTGTAGATGTATAAGTACAGGCTGTTAAATTTCTTGAAGTATCTAAAGGTGTAATATCGTATATTGAATCAGCATCATAAACATATAAACATTTATTAGTTCCAAGGGCAGCGTAACGTCTTCCAGTTAGATCGGTCCACGACCATTGACATCTGACTGCACCTACCATTAATTTATCAGTAAGCTGTTCCCATCCACCTATTTTTTCAGGAGATCCATAGCGAAAACGAACATTATCTCCGTCAATCCACTGACCCTCAGCTTGTGAAGCTGTTGCTTGTTTATTAAAGCCTGGTTGTAATGGTATTTTTTTTAAAGGCATAAAAGCATTATATACTATGATCTATTAAGTATAAATACAGTAAAAATAATAGTTATCTACTATTTACAATAGTTTATTTAAACTATTGTAATTTGACTATCTGATAGTGGATTACCTAATCTACCAATAGGAGACGCATTAAAAGCAATAGAATATCTAGTTTCATTAGAATCATTTGATTCAATACTATGTTTTAAATCACTAAAAAAAATAAGTAATAAATTATCAACCACATTAATAGTCCATTCACTAGAATTATATAAATTAAATTCAGAACTTCTTATTTTCCAAAATGAATATTCATTTTTTTTATAAAATTTTATGTTGAAAGAACTGTGACCTTTTGGATAATAAACACCACTTATAAAACTAAGACTATGAGTATGAGGATGGGAAAAACCATTACTCAAAGTTTTTGTTGCCCAGGAATTTTGTATTTTAAAATTCTCAGTGTATTTAAAAACATTATGTAAAAATACGTTCATATTCTCTATTATTTCTTTTTTTAATTCTGGAAGGTCTTCTAATATATTTAATTTAACGGACATTAGAGAATTTCCCTTTTTTTCTTTAACTGCTGCTACTTCATTAAATTTTAAATTATTTAAATAAGTAGTTACCTTAGAAGAATTTATTTTTAAAATATTATATCCTAAAGTTTCTGGGAAAATAGTTGTTATATTCATTTTGTTATTATTTTATAAAAATATTTGTTTAGGAAAGGCTTGTATATTAAAATGTATAAATCTAAAGGTATCTATACCAGGATCTAAAACAAATTCATGTTCTAGATAAGAATTAAAAAATAAAAATAGACCAGGGAAAGGATTTACATGTATTTTTTCACTAGATGTTGTAATTAATTTTTCATTCTTTTGTGGCAACTGTATCATAATTTTTTTTGGTCTTGGATCATGAAAAATAGGGTATGAAGTATTTTTAGAACATTTTAAAAAATAGAATCCAGACATATGACCGTTCCAATGCGTGTGAGGACTGTGATGTCCTCCTTTTGAAAATTGTTGTACCCACAATTCTGTTATATATAAATTATGATTAGTTAAATCAAAACCTTGCTCATCTAATATATAAAAACAATTATCAATAATAAAAGAACAAAAATCTTTAAAATCATCATCTCCTATTAAACTAGAAGAATGATGAACTAATCCAAATTCCCCGCTATTAACATACGTAGGTTTATTATTACTTATTGCTTGATCAATGTATTTATTTGAGTCACTATTTAATTTATTTACCCATTCTTTTTTTTCAAAAAAATATATAGGAGTATTAAAATAATTTTCTTTAACTAAAGTCATTCTCCTTCTACTTTAGTATCATTATAAGTTTGTTTATTTTTAACTTCTTCCCTGAATTTAAGTTGCCAGTCTGCAACAATTCTTACTAAATTGTTTCCAAAATGTCTTAAATTTTCATCGGATAAATGAAGTTTTCCTTTTTTAAATAATATAAATCTTTCTTTCCAAGAAAATTCTATATCACAAGAACCGTCATTATATTGTTTAAATTTCATATTCTTTTTAATGTACCATATGTTAATCTTTTATCTTTAGCCCATTCTTTATTAGGACCATTTTTATCTACATAGTGTAAAAATGTTTGAGCATGCCAATCGCCTTTAAATTCTTCTCTCCAGTGTTCTAATTCACAACCTAAATAAATAACTGCATCACCTGGTTGCATATTTATTTCTATACCTTCCATATAAATTGGCCATGGAGTTCCATCAGATCCAATCATAACAGTAACACTTATTTCACAAGAAGGCCTATCTTTATGCTTTTTTAAATCTGCATTTATTGTATACATTCTCCAAAAAGCATAAGTGCATAATAATTCTAATTTAGTTTCTTTTTGCATTAAATCTAATTTATTAACCATTAAGGATTCCATTAATGGATCAGCATAAAAATAAGTATCTCCGTTATCATTTTGAGTAAAATCAAAGGATTCAATATTTAGTCTGTGTTTAATTCTGCAATAATCAGTCAATAACTTTATTTCTTCTTGAGTTAAGAAATTTTTAATTAATTTATATTTAAAATCTTTTATAGTTTTCATAAAATTTATTTATTTGTAATATCTATATTAAATGCAACACTAATTCTATCTTCATTAGAAGAATTTGGTTCAACGTAATGAATAGTTTCTGAAAAAAATAAAAGTAAATCAAATTTTTTTGGAACTATTGTATATCTACTGTAAAAATTTGCATCATCAAATGTATCCTCTATATTTAACTTTAAATTATCGCCATTTTGAAAAACTAATGCTCCAGAGTGTGGAGGAACTTCTAAATAATATATTCCGCTAATTTTACTATAGCCATGTGTATGTGCTAGATTATACGTATTTGGATAATTTTTATTTATCCAAAAATTAAAATTATCTATTTTAAATTCTTTCTTTGTTTTAAAAAAAGATAAAAAATTTAAGATAGGTCCAACAAATAAATCATTAAAAATATTGTTATTTTTAAAATTATTTTCTGTAAAACTATTTGTTTGAAAACCACCAACATTACTCATTGTTCTCCCTTCTTTTTTAGATAATGAATTATTTAACGTATCCATAAAAAAATCATAATAATTTTTATTATTCACAGAAGTTTTATAAATAGATGTTTTAAATATGTCTAAAATCATATGTCTTTAAAAATAATCAAAGAGCCCATGCTACTACTGAATATCGTGTTCCTTTCGTTACTGGTTTAACCGTATGTGGATATAAAAAATTACTTGGCCAAATAATCATTCTATTTGGTTTAACTTCTACTTCCCATTCCCCAGATCCATCTGGGTTTCTAAAACAAAGATTACCTCCTTCATAATCATTGTTTAATAATAGAATACAACTCATAGTTCTTGGATGATCTGCAAAATGATCTGTATGCCATGTATAAAAACCAGTGTTTTCATATTTCAAAATTTCAATATCATTTATTGTTTTAAAATTAAAATCTAACGCTTTGGTATCTGTAGGATATCTTTTTAATTTTTCATTAAAAAAGTGTAATAATAAATTATGCCAATGAACAGTAGATAAACTATTAAACAAATTTCCAAGTTGAAAATTATATGTTCTTCTAATATTAAAATCAGTTCTTCCATCTTCTCCACCTCCAACTTTTGTTTTTTCAAAATTTTGACCACCTGCAAAACGTATTAAATTAGATAAAACATTTAAAGGTAGCACTTCGTCATATATTTTAATAAAATTTTTTATTTCCATGATTTTTTTACCCAATTACGATCTTTATATATACCTATTAACTGTGTTAAATAAAAAAGTCTAGAATTTGTTACTTCTTTTTGTGTCCTTGGCTTTAATGTCATTTTCCAAGAATCCCTTTTAAAAGGTATTACTTGAACATAAGGTGTTCCTTTTTTTATTATTGTTTCTAATACTGGATATTTATCACCATTTATAACTATTGGAAAATTTATTTCATTTGGAAAAGTATCTGTGTCCACAATTCCAGACATTATTGAAAACCTATCATCAGAATTATTTAAAGGAGATACAAATAAACAAGAATATCCCTTAGGTGTTTTTATTTTCCAGGGGTTTAAAATTTTATAAAAAGGTAAATTTTTATTTTTTTCTATAGAAGGTGATCCCTTTAGTTGTTGTGTGGCGTGAAGATCTAGTCCTGAATTTAAATTTAACATTTTAGCATTTAAAACTCCTGTATATTCATGTAACCCAAATGTTTGAAAAGAATCTTTAATTATTTTTTCTTTACTAATTTCATGATCTACATTATGTCTAACATGAAAATCTTGTGGCATTTTTAATAAATACCCCGCAGTTAAGCTATCAAAAAAAGGCTTACATCCTCTTATTGTTTTATTAGAAAGATTATGTTCTAATTTTTTATACCATTCTGGAATATTTACTTTTATAGGGACTGGATAATCTTCTTTTTGTGCAAAATAATCTTCATGAGTGCTAAACTCTATTTCTTTATCAAACATGTTAATTAAATAACAGTTTCTATGGTAATTGTAAAGTATTTAATGAAGTTTGCCCTATATCAACAAAATATTGCTCTAGTGATTTATTTAAAGGAAATGTCACTGTATTAGGATTAAAATTTATTAATTGTTGATAATAACTATTCCATCTTGGAAATAAAGGATGATTCTTGTTAGCAGAGTTATCTAAAAATCCAAATATAAAATTTTTTGTTTGATCAATATATAAGGTAAGATCTTTTTTTGAACCAAAATCCACTACTATATCTACATAAGTTATAGTATTGCCATTATATTTAAGTGGCCATTTATTTCTAAGTTTTACATTATTAAAATTTGCTTGAGTATCTTCAATAATTTTATAATCTTGATCATTTATATTACAATAATTTAAATCTTCTGTATTCTCTGCAATTCTATAAATAGAGTTTTCTATATTATCTAAGTTTTTTGTAAAAATAAAATATGCCATATTTTTTAAGTCCCTGTATTTTCAAATACTATTAATACTCCAGTTCCACCTGCATTACCTGCATTTCCATAAGCACCAGCCATAGTGGTTGAATTACGAGGAGTAGAACCTGTCATAAAAGTTGCATGAGGGAAAGCATAACTTGCTCCAGGCTGAGTTCCTGCATTTCCAGGGTTTGATGGGTTAGCATTATTAAAACCTCCTCCACCATTTCCAGCATTAACAGTTCCTACGTTTGTAAAAGTAGTTGCTCCACCTGCACCACCGCCTGGTTTAGGATCACTGTATTGATTTGATCCACCTGCATTACCTTGACCACCTATTGAATAAGGTTGTACAAAAGGTTGTGTTATTGGTTTATTATAAAATCCATATCCTCCGTTACCGCCTGGGGCTCCACCACCACAGCTATAAGATGTTCCTCCACCTCCGCCTCCACCAGCCCACATATAAACTGCTAATCTACTTGCAGTAGGTGTTGCAGTGTAAATTCCAGATGCAGGTCCAATAGCTGCAAGATTAGGTATTCCCATTCCAGCACCTGCTGATCCAGAAGATGCAGAAGTAATTCTACCGTCAGCCGCTACTGTAATTGTAGCTGCTGTATAAGTTGCTGCTGTAACTCCTGTTGTTGCTAATTGAGCTGTTCCAATAGCACCAGAAGCTACTTTAACTGATGTAACTGATGCTGTATCTAAAGCTGCCGATGTAATTGCAAAAGAAGCTACTTTAACTGAAGTTACAGATGAAGTATCT